AAAACGCGCCAGCCAATAGAAGAAATTGATGATGAAAAATTTCTTGATGAGTACTGTAAAGCAGTAATCAAGGGATGGAAAGGGCTGAAATTTCGATACCTAGAAGAGCTTCTTTTGGTTGATGTTTCTAACCTTGATCTTGATGATGAGTTGCCTTACACAAAAGATAATGCAGAACTTCTCATGAAGAATGCAAATAACTTTGATAGTTGGGTAACAGAAACAGTAGGTGATCTTGAAAATTTTACCAGCAACAAGTAGCTGAAGTATTAAGGCTGCTTGAGCGTTACATATCTGAAAGCTCACAAATAGATGTTGAAACATATCTAAAAGTTTGTGAGCAACTAGGTCAAGAGCCTGATCCAAAAAGAATGCCGCTAAATACTTCTAGTTTTCCAGAAGAAGTACAAGTGGCATTTTTTGTGTTTGGACTTTTATCAGATAGATGGGATGGAATGTCAGGAACATACTTAGGAAAAGATTGGTCTTCATGTGAATACATATTTCAGCTTCATGAAATAGAAGATCGAAAAACTATTTTCTTCTTTATGAAAATGTGGGAAGCAATAGTAATGAAGCAAAGGGCAGAAGACGCCGAAAAGAAAAGAAAAGCAGCAGAGAGGAAGGCAGAAAATTCTGCAGGGGGTAAAACTTATACCCACAACGTGCGCGGCTGATGGCAAAAAATAAAGTAATGATTGACGTTGTTGTAGACGATAAAGGTACTACAAAACGTGTTGCTGTAAATGCAAAAAAGTTAGGAATAGAACTAGATAAAACTGGAAATTCCGCTAGAAATGCAGACAGACAATTAAAAGGTGCTGCTCAAGCTTCTGCAAATACCACCAAAAACTTTGCTAAAATGACACAAGGTATTACTGGAGGTATTGTACCCGCGTATGCTGCATTTGCTGCCCAAATATTTGCTTTAAGTGCTGCTTTTAACTTTCTAAAAAGAGCGGCAGACTTAGAAAATCTTAGAAAAACACAAGTTCAGTTTGCACAAAGTACAGGTCAAGCAGTAAATACTATAACTGAACGACTAAGGCAGGCTTCTCAAGGAATGCTAGGATTTAGAGAAGCTGCTCAATCAGCTGCGATTGGAGCAGCAAAAGGTTTTTCAGCATCTCAATTAAACAAATTAGCAGAGGGCTCCGTAAAATTATCAGCACGTTTAGGTAGAAGTTATGAAGATACCTATGACAGACTTGTTCGAGGTATTTCAAAAGCAGAACCAGAATTACTAGATGAATTAGGTATTACTCTTCGCTTAGAAAATGCTACTAGACGATATGCTCAAGCATTGGGAGTAAATCAAGGTGCTTTAACAGAAGCTCAACGAAGTCAAGCAGTTTATAATGAAGCTTTACGTCAACTAAACATACAAACGGCAGGAATAGGAGATGTATCAGCTAATCCTTTTCAGGTTTTATTAAAAACTTTTGAAGAAATTGCTCAAACTGTAACTGAAAAAATACTTCCTTTGTTCACAGAATTAGCAAACTTTATTAATAGAAATGCAGATGCAGCTGCCGTTGCTTTTACTGCTTTAGGCGCTTTAATACTTGTAAATATTGCAGGACTTACAGAAGGAATAAAAGGTGCACTAAGATCTATATTTGGATTTGCTGGATCTGCTACAAGTATGTTAGGCAAAGGAGTTGAGCTTGCCGGAAAAGGGGTTGCCGCAGCCATAGAACCAGTAATACAAGAAATAAAAGAGGCAGAAGATAGATTATTGGCTGCTGCAAAAGACTCTGCAACTAAAGCACAAAATGCTGCAAAAACTCTTGTAGGTAAAGGCGCAAAAAGCACAACTCTACAAAAAATTGCAGATGGTATAGAAGTAACTCCACAAGCTCTTGGAAGACTCAAAAAAGACTTGGCACGAGTTAAGGAAGAGATAAAAGAAACAGGAGAAACAGCATCCAAAGCATTCGCAGGAGCCACAGTAGACGCAATAGAAGAAGTCGAAAAGGAGTTAGAAACTCTTGGTAGAACTAGTCTTACTACAGGACAAAAAATTAAAAAAGGGTTGGGAGTTACTGCTGTATTTGGTGTTAAAGGTTTACGTAAATCTGTTCAACTTACTATAGGTACTTTTAGGCTATTAGGGACAACAGCTTCAATTGTAGGAAAAGGAATCAATAAAGCTATGGGATTGGCAATGAAGGGCACCTTTATTCTTGCAGCCCTTCAAGCTATATTTGAAGCTTTTCAGAAAATCAATGAAGCTCCTTTTACATTTTTGAAAAATGTAGAAGCAGTAGCAAAAAAAGTTTTAGAGGTATTTGAAGGAATTATTAACTTTGTACTCAAGGGGGCAAATAAAATTTTAGAGTCTTTAGGACTTAGTTTTCGAATACCAGAAGCAGATTTAAGTTTCTTAGTAAGTAATATTGAAAGTGCTTCTGATGCCGCTCTTGAGTTTCTTGGAACAAGCAGAGAGCAATTAAAAAATTTAGAAGACCAAAATACAGCTGCAGCAGCAAGAACCGAAGAAATGGCTAAACAACTTGATATATTGCAGCAGCAAAAAGACTTAATTCTAGCAATGCAAAAAGATTTAGAGGAGTCAGGGTTAGATACAGCAGCACAAAGATTGGCATTTATAAACAGTCAAAGTATAGAAGACCAACTTAAAGGTTTACGAACTATCGAAAAAAGAATAAATCAAATTAGAAACAGACAGCAATTTATGGAAAGCAGTGTAGTTTCTCCCGCCGCCCGCGACGCATATTTAGATAGTGGTCAAAGAGACAAAGATTTCAAAATGCTACAAGAGCTCCCTGAATTTATTGCTGCAGCTAGAAATAATATTAAAGAAACAGTATCTTTGCTACCTAAAATAACAGAGGACATTCTCACAGATATGGGTTTGAACCTTGATCAAGCGCTATCAGATCAAAATATAGCAGATTTTATAGAAAGATTTGCAGAAATGGGAGAGGGTGCAGCCTCCGCATATCTAAAAGAAATTGCTAGTATAAGAGACGGGGGTCAAGAATTAGTACGCTCTTTAAGTGGAGGAAACTTAAATGAAGCTCTTGTAGCTATAGACCAACGAATGAGTTCTGTTACAAAAGCAGACGAGCATGCAAAAAAGCTAGGTGTACTCTCAGAAGCTCTAAAAGAACTTGATGAGCAATTAGCAATAGGAGGATTTACTGAAGGGGCTATAGCCAGACAAAAACTATTACAAGATCTTGTAAATACTCGAGAAGCTTTAGCAGATAGAGCCAGAGACATATCCTCAAGACAATTGGCTAATCGTAGAGCTCCCGGAGCAGTAGGACGACAAAGAGGTTTACAGATTAATGCGGATTTAGCACAGCTAGAGTATGAAAAGGCTTCCTTTGCAGTAAAAGAGTTTAAAGCTACTCAGAGCGACTTATTCAAGAGTAATCAAAAAGAGTATGAGCAGCGATTAGCTCAGCTGAATAGAACAAAAGACTTAGCACTTGAAAATGCAAATATTGTAGCGGAACAAACCACAGAAATCGGACAACTTGGATTAGCAATTGGAGAGTCTTTTGCTTCTAGTATGCAAAATGCATTTCAGGGGTTGATTGAAGGAACCATGTCTGCAAAAGAAGCTTTTAAGAGTATGGCTTCTTCCATATTGAGCGCTATCGCAAAAATTATAGCAGAACTACTTGTAGCAAAAGCACTAACGGCTGCATTTGGAGCAGGAGGACTATTTCCTGGCGTGGGTAGCTTCTTAGGAATACGAACAGGGGGAATTGTTGAACCTGTTCCAGGTTATGCCACTGGCGGTATAGCGCGAGGACGAGAAGCAGGGTATCCTGCAATTCTTCATGGCACAGAAGCAGTCGTTCCTTTACCAAATGGTAAAAATATTCCTGTAGAGTTTACAGGCACAAATAATAATCAAAGCAACAATGTGGTTGTAAACGTACATATGGACGGACAAGGAAATGGTGAAACTAATTCTGAAGGCAGAAACTCTTCCGCAGATCTGGGCTATATGATTGCAGCAGCAGTACAAAAAGAACTTCAAAATCAAAAAAGATCGGGCGGAATCCTTAATCCGTATGGTACAGCATAATGTCATTTAAAGTAGATATACCTTCAAAATTTTCAGAGCCTGCAAGAGGAGAGTTCTTTAGTGGAAGTATAATTAATCAATCAATTACAGGCGCTACTGAAGCCAACCCTGTTGTTATTACATCTAATGGTCATGGGTTGACAGATGGAAGAGAAATTATTATCTCTAGTGTTGTAGGAATGACAGAACTAAATGGTAATAAATATTTTGTAAAAGCAGCAACTGCTAACACTCTTGAACTATACTTAGACTCTGGACTTACCTCTACTGTTGATGGATCAAATTTTACAGCGTACATAAGTGGGGGAACTTTTCAAGCAGCATTTACAACAGAATTTGTTTTTGATAGAGGTATAGGCCGACAAGCTACGCAAAGAATATTGACAGCAAAGTTTGGTGATGGCTATGAACAAAGATTAAAAGACGGAATAAATACAAAAGAGGAAACTTTTTCAATATCATTTAAGAATAGAACTCGAGCAGAAATCAATACAATCAAAGACTTTTTAGATGCAACTATTCCTGCATCATTCACTGTTTCTATTGATGATACAGTAAAAGTAGTTTGTGAAAACTATAATATATCTTATCCGCAGCCTTCTTCTTTTTCTTTATCTGCCGAACTTCGACGAGTGTATGAAGCATGACAGACGACATAGTAAAAGAAATAAATCAACAAAGTCTTG